GATGTAGTTTCGATTACCATTGGGACTAGGGTCATAATATTCCTTTGTTGTATTAAAGTTACAGTATAATAAAAATCGTAACGAAGGTCAAGTATGTATCATAAATCTCTTGCTTTTCGGCATTAAGTGAGTATATAATAGCACAGGAGGGTAAATACTTCACTATGGAAAAAACAACCTAGATTGAACACAAAATGAGCACTTTACTTTTAAACGCAGACATGCAACCAATTAGCCTACTTCCTCTTTCTATCGTAGATTGGCAGGAAGCGATCCGCTATATGGTTTTGGACAAGGCTGAAGTCCTAGAATGGCACGAAGATTGGATCGTGAGATCCGCCCGTTGGGAAACTCGTGTGCCAGCTGTTCTGCTGCTCAAAGAATACCAAAAGCCAAAAAACACCATGCGCCTATCCAAGCGTAATGTGTTCCTGCGTGACGAATATCTATGTCAATACTGTGGCACAGCGGTCAACGATCAAACTGCTACATTGGACCATGTTCATCCTGTGAGCCAGGGCGGTAAGACCACTTGGGAAAACTCTACCACAGCATGTAAGCCTTGCAATTATAAAAAGGCAGCTCATGTGGGCAAGTTCAAACCAAAACAGATGCCTTACAAGCCGCATTTTTGGGATCTAGCTGAAAAGCGTAGACGCAAGGGCTATCATTTAGCTCACCCTAGCTGGGCGACCTATTTGGGCTTAGAATGATTGACAGGACCTTTGGGTCCTGTTATAATATGTGCATAAGGTAAGTGAACGCCTTATAATTTCTAAGATAAAGGAAAACATATGAGTAAAGCCGAAGAACTAAAGATGCAGCCGTTTGACCCTAGTCAAGGCCGCAAAGACAAAAAAGTAAGTCTTGTGCAAGTAGCACGTATGGTCCAGAAGCGTATTGGTAAAGTGTCGCCAAATACTGCTTTTAAATATCGCGATGTTTTAAAATTTACTTGGGCTCCTGCTGAAAAAGTTTATTTTAATTACGAACGTCAGCGTTGGCCAGAACCCAAACATCAAAAGAAGCTTCGTAGTAAATGGAACATTCATTGTGTGACTCCGTTGCAATGTCGTTATGACCCTGTAGAAGATCGTTATTACGGAGCAGACGGACAGCAACATTCTACCGAATGGGTGGCGCAATACGGAGAAGATTCATTTGTTCCTGTATTCTACGTAGAGTCCACAGACGAAAATATCGAATCAACAATGCTGTTAGCACTTAACACTGACAGCGAGCCGATGGCCAAATACTTTATTCATCAGCAAGAAGTAATTATGGGTATTCCCGAGGCTGTGGCTCTAGAAAACTGTGTCACTAATGCTGGCTGTTCAACAGGATACAAGAAACGTGCGGCAGGTGTAATTACTCACATCACTGACCTTTGGTTGGCTAGAGATCAATTTGGACTAGATCGTCTTGGGCAGGTCCTAACTAAGATGATGCAGTATTGGCCTACTGAAAAGATCGCGACTGCTACTATGTTAGGGTTCTTGAAGGTTCAAGAAGAGATGGAATCTGCCAAAGTTTATTCCGATGTCTTGTTCGAAGATGTATTCTATCATGCCAGTGAATTTTTTGAAAGTTCTGATAGATTACACAACGATATCAAAGAACAATTCGAAAAGACATACAAAACAAACTATCGCGGTATGGGCGTTCGTGAAAAGGTTGCATCTGGTATCATAGATGCCTACGAGCAACGCACAGGTAAAACCCTATGTCCAAAACCTTTCGCGATCACGATGCCATCCATGGAGTCAGTTGATGAAGAAGAAACTGTATCCTAAATACGATCCCGGAACATATCTTACTCGAGACCTGTTCCGGGTCGTTTGTGAAACCCTAGACCTACGACCAGTATGGGCTTGGAAGAACAGCCAAAAGTGGTCTGTAGACTACCAGCAGTTCCTTGCCAAATGCGAAACTAATTGTTCTTGTTGCGGCAGTCCTTTGGACTATGGTTTGGGCAAGAACAACACTGACAAGGCAGATGTCCATACTCCTAGCACTGATCATATCGTTCCTAGAAGTATGGGCGGAACCAACGACATATCCAATTTGTGGATCATCTGCAATCGCTGTAACCTTTTGAAAAACAACAGCACTCCAGAAGATATCCACAGGTATAGACGCATTTTGGAAACCTTAGAAAAGATTGACAAACAGAGTGTTTGATGTTATACTATTGTCATATTAACAATTAGGAATCAAAGTGCGTTATTACATTGTTAGTTGGGACAATTTGGGTGTAGAGTTCTTTGAAGAGATCACAGAACATCATCCAGAGAACTGGGCTAAGAATCATTTGTTTGACAGCATCAAACAGAGCAAGAAAGTATCAAAGCCTTTGGGTTTTAACTTGCAGGCACTGATCCTAAGAGCCCAATTTAACACACATCGTCATTATGAGATCTATGTGTTCACATCAGAAGACAACATAGATCAAGGTGACATCGAAAGTTGGTTTGAACGTGACCCGCAGGGGTTTGCCAATTGGGTGCGTGACAATCACAGTTATGAAATATATAGTAATCGCAAAACACGAAAGGACGTAATTGTATGAGAACACAGCCGCAAGAGATCATTGCTCGCCTTGAAGCAGATAACAGCCGACTGGCCAAAGAAGCTATCTTAGCCGAAGCGATGAATGAAGGACTGGACGAGTTCTTTGAAGGCCTTAAGATGGGCTTGGACAAGCTCTATACCTTTGGTGTTAAGCAGGTTCCTATCAAGGAGGTAGACGGTGGACAAGGACTATCTTGGGATAATTTTAAACAGTTGGCGGAGAGTCTTTACCGTCGTGAGCTTACTGGTCATGCTGCTCGTGATGCTATTCAATTAGCTATGGATGTGGCGACTAAAGAACAATGGAACGGTTACTATCGCAGGATTCTTATCAAGGACATGCGGGCAGGATTTGGCGAAAAGTCTGTGAACACTGTGGCTAAAAAGCAAAAAAAGACACAGTATAGTATTCCTGTGTTTGAATGTATGTTGGCACACGACGGTGCCAATCACGAATCAAAGATCACAGGCAAGAAACTAGTAGAGCCCAAACTAGACGGTGTTCGTGTGCTCACAGTAGTAGACTATGAAAGTCGCACAGTGACCATGTATACTCGCAACGGCAAAGAACTAGTAAACTTTCCGCATATCGTCAAAGCCTTTGAAGACAATTTGGATAACTTCGCTAGGTCGTATGTGTTTGACGGCGAAGTGGTATCTAAGAGCTTTCAATCTTTGATGACTCAGGTGCATCGTAAGAGCGATGTCGAAGCATCAGATGCTAGACTCTGCTTGTTCGATATCGTGCCGCTCAGTGAATTCAAAGCAGGACAATCTGTGATGGGACAGCGCCGTCGTTCTGCATTCCTGCGTGAGAACTTTAAGAAGATCTTCGACGACTCGGGCTGTATCGAAATTATTCCGCAGAAAGAGTTTGATCTGGATGTGTTCACCGACGAGATCGAGTTCAAAGACTACAACCGTGAAATGGTTGCGGCAGGGTTCGAGGGCATCATGATCAAAGATCCTAACGGCAAGTGGGAAGGTAAACGAAGTGTGGCTTGGCTCAAGCAAAAGCCCTTTATCGAAGTTAGCCTAGCAGTTACCTCAGTAGAAGAAGGCACAGGTCGTAACGTAGGTAAATTGGGTGCAGTTGTTTGTGAAGGCGAAGATGATGGTAAAAAGATTGTGGTCAACGTTGGTTCGGGTTTTACAGACGAACAGAGAGCAGAATTTTGGGAGGCTCGAGATTCGCTCATTGGGCAGGTCGTGGAGGTCCGTGCAGATGCAGCTACTCGGAGCCAAGATAGCGAGGACAATACATGGTCCCTACGTTTCCCTCGCTTTCTCCACTTCCGAGGTTTTACAAAAGGTGAAAAAATCTAAGATGAAAAAGTCAGCTATCAAAGATCTATGCTATGGCGGTATGCTAGAGTTATTGAACAACCGCAACTACTATTATCATAGCTCAGTGGGTGCTGGTTATAGTCATCTCACAGAAGACGGCAAAGTAGCTGTGGTTGAATTCATGAATATGATCGCTTGGAAGATGAAAGAAGCAGAGGACTACGATCTCAACGAACGTGCCAAACAACAGGTTTTAGATCAACTTAAGAAGCGGGACTGACATGATACGTGAATTCTTTGGATGGATGCGTTGGGTATGGAGTAACTGGGAAACTTGGCAGAAGCTGTGGATCGTGGCCATGTTCTTTATGGGCATGAGTTGGAGTGCAGAAGGTATGGCTAGGAATATACTGCTGGCAGTGCCTGCTCTGATCTTTGGCTTTTATCTGACTAAATGGGCTGTGTGGGATAGTTTTCGCAGTTCTTGGGCTAAGTATACTCAACATCGCAACGAACTATTAACAACTATCAAGGACAGTGATAAATGAACGAAAACGAAAAGTTTGAATATAACAACGAAGAAGAAGCTGAGATCGCACAGATCCAAGCCCTGTTCACTAATCAAAATGCCGTAGATAATGTTCGCAAGCAGTTGGCCAAACAGGCCGAATTACCTTCGGAAGAGTTCTGTTTAGAATGCGGAGAAGATATTCCTGAAGCTCGTCGTAAGCTGGTTCCGGGTGTGCAGCTCTGTATCTACTGCCAGACCAAACTAGAGCGTTTCAAAGCCAACTATCGACCGCTTGGTGGGCACTCAGAGTCGTAGCCGATTCCCAAATAACATCAGGATCTTGACCTAGCAGCCATTCCGGCCCTAGGTTTTCTGCTGTGAGCCAACTGTGACGATGATTCCAGGGCGGAGCACCTGCCAGCTCTTTGACTAATTGACCCTGCTGCCAAGCACAGAATCCCATGAACATACGATAGTGCAAGGGCTCGTGTCCATCAGCTATGGCAGTGAACATGTCAGCGTGACTGGTCATGGCCCAGTTTGTGGTGATCTCTATGCTTTGATCTATGCTCCAGCCCGTGTCGTGCAGCATCCAGATAGTGCCCGGACTCACAGGCCCTCCCCAATATAGGGCTAGGTCTGGAACTGGGCCTAGGTCTAGGGGCTCTGTGACTTCTTGTAGGCTATGTGCTGTGGGTTTGTTTACGCAGAGTCCAAAGTCTGCGGTGTCAGTGCTGTGTGTCAGCATGATCACTGTGTTTTTAAATCTTCGATCGGGTATGCCCGGAGGGGCTATCAACAGTGTAGAAGGATGTAGTTCAAGCATTTAGGACCAATCAGGTAATGGGCCTCCATACTTCTTACCTTTGATCTTTTTGCCGCGGACTCGGACACGCTCAGAACCTACCTTGTGGCTCTTACCACCGTCTCTGGATCTATAGCCCTGGCTTTTGCAAGAAGCAAGTTGGCTGGCGCCCAGTGCTGAATCTGGCTTGCCGCTTTGGCATAATTGTCTGCTGGCAGGCTCTTCATCTAGGCTAGCATCAGTGTCTGTGTAACCATACATGATTTCATCATTTAAGGGGAAATCCAGATCCATAAAGCGTTCTGGCAGTGCTGCGTTATCGATGATGAAATCTAATTCTTCGTCTGTGGGATGTTGCTTCATCAATACCTTGGCAGCTTCATCGTGTGCATCAGCGTTGGACCAAATGTCCACATTATAGTGTTCCTGATATAGGTTAGCCACTGCGTCCATGACCTTGTGATAGTCACAGGTAAAGATGTTTTCTGTGATAAATTCTCTGGCTCTCATACTAACTGCGCTGCTCCATAAACTGCCATGACTAAGAATGTCTTTAGTTCTAGGTCATCGGCTTCTGCGTCCAATCTATCTGAACGAACTAGATCCTGCATGAGTTCCGCGAACTCTTCGCGAGTGATCTGCCCTTGCTCATACTGTGTCAGCATCTCCAGGGCCATAACTGCTCGCTGTTGGCACCATGGCTTTTCTGTATGCACCAGTTGTTCTAATTGTTCACGCATTAAAATCTCCCCAGAACTGCTTGAGCAGCACGTTCACTCTGCTGTTGCAGTATCTTCTTCTTGATCTCACAGTAGCCTTTGGTGCCCTGCGCATCTAGGCTACGACGATACCAATCTTCCACTGTTTCCTGCATGGGCTTGATGATGCGTAGAACATCTGCTTGACGCCACCCTTTGCTGTCTGAATACAGTTCAAACCAACGTAGATCATCACGCACACGCTGAGCCTGTGCTAGTTGTGGCTGTGAGCAATCTATGCGATCCACAGCCAATCTTACGTCTACGATCTTAGCTGATTGATTATCATCCCAAAAGCTAGGGATCCAGCTTTTCACTGAGGCACAGCCCGATAAGGCCACGCTTAGGATTACGGCGATCAGTATCTTCATATGTTTATTTAACCAGATTTACCCAGACTAGCCCCTAGCTGGGATAAATCTATATATGCAACTATGGCACAACGTCAAACAGTTTTGGACGAGAAGTTACACTTCGGATCGCAGGGCTTTCTACTATGAAACCATATCAGCGATCTGTATATTCACTTCTACCACCATGCTGGCAGTCACAGCACAGAACCCCACAATGTGGATGATCTATCCTATCAACTTCGTGGGTGCTGTATTTTCTACACTATCCTTCCTACGCAGAGGAGCGGGTTGGCCCTTGGTCATGACCATATACTTCATGCACCTACATGTGTTTGGATTCGGCCGCAGCCTCAATTGGTGGTAATTTTAGCTCCCGAAGGGGCAGCGCAATTTTTTAGCTGCGAAGCAGCAGCGGCGCGATAGATTCCGCGACTCAGACATATTCCAACTCACGCTGACGCACCAATTCCGGATACTTTAACACAAAGAAGCTTATATAGTCCGCGGGCACGAAAAAGTCTATGCAGTCACCGCGTATACTGATTGAGCCGCTCCATCGCTGCACATCTGCCCATATAGCCTCTTCATCATAAGAAACTTCGCACCAGCAGTGATAACGATAGCAGTAGAGTCTACGAGGTAAATGTTCCATCATAACATTAATAACATAGTATAAGTGACAGGATCACAGTCAATCAATACTATGTAGCGATCTTCCCAATGGCTAGAAAACCCGTCTGAGTAGTCCGAAAGTATATGCACTATACGCATGGCTGCACCCGAACGTATGCGATCCTGTAAGCGATCCAGCTGATCAATGGTGTAGTCCAATGTGTGTAACATCGTGTATTTACAGTATAAATGGGCATGGCGGCGCCTAGAGAAATATAAGTATGTGTATGCAGAAAACAGTATACTATCTAACCCATAAAGACACGGGCGAACGATTACACTACTATCGTAGCCTTGCAGGAGCAAGGATAGCCCAGCACTCGCGTAATGCTCGTTTGGGCTTTCGTGATCGTGTAGAGCGTGTCAGCATAGGGGATAATTGGGAAGTAGAACGCTATGCTCACCCAGAGGGCATAGTAGACGGAACTTGGTGTATACAGGAAGATACTATAGATATAGAGGATCTAGAATGACCACAGTATACTTGATAGTGTTTTGCACAGCCGTATGGGCAGTGATGACAGTGTGGTGGATGGGTTGATATGTGTGTAGGCCCCGCTGTAATGAGTTGTGTGCTTGCGCACAACGAACTCCGGATCGTGCGTGTATAGTGAAAAACAGTGAAAAGTGTGATTTACTGATCAGTAAGTGTGATTTCTTTTCCCCTATCGTGCGTATAATGGCCTAGCGAGGGGGTCATGGGTGCAATAGAGTGTGAAAAAGTGTGATAATGTGTGGAATTGTGTGACCATTTGAGCTAAGCCTCTCCAACCAATCACTCTTGAGATTATCTACTATAAGATCTACTGTGTTGACCCTGCTCAAACGATGTAAATTCCACCATTTCCCACTGTGAGATCACCGGCCCCGCTGCGCAGATATGCGTGATCTCTACGGTTTCTCACTGTGATATATACTATACACGGGAGCGAACTGTGACTCTACTACACATATTCTTGGCAAGTCTGCCTTTCTTAGTGATTCTCGTATACATATATGCTTCAACTGATCTATGGCAGGATCGTTGGCATGCTGGGATCGCTATCTGCTGCTACTCAATGCTATATCTAGCGTTCCTAGTCTAGGCCCCGCTGCTGGAGATAATAAAATGAAAACGTCTAAAGACCTAGCAGACTGGATCTTAGGTGAGATCGCACACATAAACCCCTATACTAGTCGAGACAAGCTCAAAGCCTTTATATGGGCCTCGGGCTTTCTCGCTCGCTGCTGTGCGGAGATGATATGGCGGGACAATCACAATCTAGCTATATTCCAGCGGATCATCAAGCGAAATCGAAGGTGACCCCGCTGCGTATATTGGGCGATTTTGGCTCTTGACAGCACTAGCAGTTGATCTTATAATAAGGACATGCTTAAGAAACGTGCTTTAGCAAGGAGCAGAGAAACCGTGACACTTCCAGATGAACGATATAGGGCTGTGCGTAATACAGCAGAGTTTTTGCAGCGTCTAGCGGGTGGGGGTTATCCCCGTGTGCCCCGGGCAGTTCGCGCTGAAGCTTATGCCTTGCTGCGTCACTATCCTACACTGTGGGATCTGGATCAGATTGAACGATCAGCCCCACATGTCATGCAGCAGCGTATGGAACCCCTGCACAGGATGGTCGCTGCTTACGATCCAGAAGTTAACCAGCCGCACAGAAGAGAGGATTAATTACACTAGTTACAGGGCCTCTAGCTCATGTTGGTTAGAGCAGCGGACTCATAATCCGTTGGTGCGGAGTTCGACTCTCCGGGGGCCCACCAAAACATGCGACTGTGGTGAAATAGGTAGACACAAGGGACTTAAAATCCCTCGGCGAAAGCCATACCAGTTCGATTCTGGTCAGTCGCACCAAACAATCTGGCGTTAGCATAGTGGATAATGCAACGGCCTTCTAAGCCGTAGATCGGGGGTTCGAGTCCCTCACGCCAGGCCAGAATGAACCTCCACGTGACAGTTAGCACACAGCAGCTGGCATTTGGCTGTTTCTACCCTAAGCTGCTCCAGTGTAAGACCACGACGCTTGCCAACACTGAACTCCTTCTGGCTAGGGTCTGTGTGGTGCCACTGTAGCGCAGCATCACATCGATCATAGCCGCAGCGTTCGCAGCGCCCCCCACGCTCATCACGAAGCTGTTTGAGCTTTTCTTTTCCTGATTGCGCTGTCCGTTGATTCCAGCAGCCCTTACACTGATACTTGGCATTTTTATAAAAGTTCTCTACGCCCTCTAGACCGCAGCTCCGACACTTGTAAGCACTCACTAACTTATCCTCCCGGTTAGAGTATTTAGTTCTAACCACACTGCTGCAAGGGTCTTTCTTTTTGGTTGACATTTTGGCACAATGGTGCTATACTAACAACATGAAGAAACGAATTGATCGCAATCACATCATCTACGAACTGCGTGTAGCGGGCGGCAACTATATCGGTGTCACAGCTAAGACTGAGACTACTGTTAATAAGAGCGTTCGCGCTCGTGCTGCCAAACACTTCTATCGTGCCAAAACAGAAGCCAAAGATTGGCTCCTGTGCCATGCATTGCGCCAGCTAGCATCAAAGGACGAGATCGAGATCGTAGTTCACGAGATCATCCGCGGCAAGGCAGCTGCTCACAAGCGCGAAGTAGAACTGCGCAGACTCATACAACCCACACTGAACACTGACGTTAGAGGAGACTGATATGGACTACACTGTAGAGATCTATAAGCTAGATCGTCGCTGCAAACAAGGGCAGAAGCTGGTCGCGAAGACAGACTTCACAGACATGACCCTAGATGCTGTGGAGAGAGCTAACCCTCGTCGCCCAGGGTATGTGGTCATGATCTATGAGACCTACGTAGTGCGCAAGAACATGATGACGGGGGCTGAGTTCCGCGAGCGTTACGATACCCCCTATTACTGCTCTCCTGCTAGCGAATCCTACTGGAGCATGTAGGGGTTGACAGGGCTGCTGTTTGGCAGTATAATAGAGACTTGTTAACGTTAAGGAGCGAACCATGCGTTATTGGGACACACTGCTGCAGACGCAGCGTGAGGGGTTTGACATCATAGTAGACAAATCCTGGGAAGACTGCCGTATACGTGATCTATTCGATGATACCTGCTGTGACATCGAGGATCTAGAGCGCAAGGTCAACTCGGGTGATCTGGACTGGTTCATGCTCAGAGCCCGAGTGCTGCTTGATGGGCACGAGCTGGGATCTAACATCTGTGGGGGCTTCCTCTACGAAGATGCTAGTGAAACACTCAGTGACGGCACTGCTGAGGACTTGATCTACCAAGCAATGGAAGAGGCCAAACAAGAAGCCCGCAGGCTCATAGGGTCTTTGCAAAAAGTGGTTGACACAGAGGCTGTTTGAGCATATAATATAGACTTGTTAAACACAACTAGGAGCGAAAATGGAACAAACCCAGCGTGAGTATTTTGTGCGTCGTCTTAACGAGATCGCACGTGAGAAGATCAAAGCCAAAGCGGTAGAGCTCTATGGCCCTGCAGGTCGCCCAGAACAGCCCACTTGGGGCATGGTATTTGAGGGCATCCGCACTGGCGAGATCACCCTTAAAGAGGACAAAGTAGACTACACTGGTCCTTACCTCAACCCCCAGGATGTAGTGTGGCCTGCTATGGAACGCAAAGCCCTAGCCCTTACCGCCTACAAAGCAGAAGTGGAACTGGCACGCCAGCGAGCTGAAGATGAGGCTATGCTGGACGCAGATGCACAGAAAGCCCTTACTGCTTTCCAGGGTATTTGATAAAATGGTTGACACGGGCTCCGGCCCGTGTTATATTAGAGGCTAAGTTAAACAACAGGAGCGAGCAATGGGAACACGTTCACGAGTAGGTGTCATGCATGGCACAGTCTGCAAGTCAGTTTATTGCCACTATGACGGCTATCTAGACTACACGGGCGAGCTGCTGAACAAGCACTATGGCTCCGTGCAGGCCAATCAGCTGATAGCACGTGGAGACAACAGTGGTGTCCAAGCTACCGTAGAAGAAATGAACTTCTACTCAGATCGCGGCGAGGACAACGTCAGCTGGCAAGTAGCACACACGTTCGAGGAGTTCCTGGAACAGGTCGAGAGCTGCTTCGCTGAGTATTACTACGTGATGCAGGACGGGGTGTGGTATGTGGGTGCTGTCTATGAC